AATCACAAGATTTCTAAAAGCACTCTCTTCTAGTTTCTCATTATTTTCAAGCTTCCTAATGGTTTCCAAAAGAACACTTTCAACCTGGCTTTCATTCACAAAGCCGCGCCAATTTTCCATAATTAACTTCATTTCTTACCCTCTTATATAACTTAACCCATTTAGATTTATTTGTCAAGTTTTTTCTTCATCATTCTCTAAATAGTTTGTGGCCAAAGGTTTATAAATCTGATTTAATAAAATTGTCTTGGTTGGCCTTTTTATATTGTTATTAACGTTCCCAGCCATAAATTTTTTATATTCTTCCCAACAACCTATATTCCAATAATCCTTTATTTCAATTTCAGATGCGGTGCTCGTGTCAAAAGGCGCAAAAACTTTCTCAAGTTCAAAAAATCTCGCCGACCATCTTTCCTCAATTGGAAGAGCCTCATATTCTTTATAATCTACTCCGGGTTTCCATCTGCCCGTTCCTGTTCTAATAATTTTTCGAAATTCTATGAACTCGTCCTTACCAAAAGTAAAAGATGTGTAGAGGTTGTCTTTCATGTTTTTCCCTTGCGAAGTTATATAAACATTTTTAGAAGAGGAGATGATCTTCCTATGTTCTCGAAGCTGCCAAGCAGGAAAGTATCCATATGGAAAACTAACGTAATATTTATTCGGGATAACCCAACGGGAAATCTCATCCGCTATTTTAAAAATAGAAAGGGAGCCGTGTATTACAGACCAGGCAAGACAATCCCTTTTATCTCTATCTTTTGGGTGAACAGGGATATAATAAACTGGTATCTGCCTCTTGCTATCATTTGGGAACTTATCAAATTTGCGGTATGCCCAAACAGGATCACCAACAAAATCTCCTACTTTTTTTCGAACCAGGGGCGAAATATCATTATTACAAATAATCCAAATCGTGTCACAACCAGCCCAAGCGCACTCAGCCACCGCCGCTTCGAGCAAGGTAAAGTCAGGTGCGATAGGCATCAAGCAATCAGGCCAAAGTTGATCAAAACCCAAAGACTGACCAGCTACAGGAACTATACCTGCTAAATGGAAGTACTTTGTGTTATCTTCTCTAGTAACTTCCATGTATATCCTTCCATTGTTGGCATATTATAAACATCATTAAAAGAAATTGTTGGTTTAAAATGTGGTTTCACAACTCTTTTGTTAAACTCAATAACGGGCGCTATATGTGTTGTCGCGCCTTGAGAATTGTAGCCGGTTACTCTTCCTTTAATGCCGGCTTTCTTCATCATATTTAATATTTTTAGCCTCGAATAAATAGGAGAAACTTCTAAGTCTTCTATCTCACTATCTCTTAAGAAAGATATCCCAACTATATCTTTGACATTTTTACTAACCCTAGCTCTTTCGGAAGAATAAAAAATAACTTTCTTAATAAAGTTATCATCTGCATCCTCTATGAACTCTTGTTGGTGGGAACTACCCGACCTCCAATCAAAATAATCATAAACATAAAACCAGCCTGTTTCTTCGTCATCAAAAAGATTAATTTGATCGGCCTCTATTAGTATCTTTTGGTTGTTGTTTGTTACAATCTCTACCTTGTTGTCTTCCATTCTGGCTTTTGAGATATTATTTGGAAACAATAAAAGCCCAGACATGCTTAGTAGAAAACATAATCTATCCCATACTTGTTGAGGATTTGCTTGATCAATGCCTAAAAATGAAAAATCATATTTGGAAATTTTATCATCAAATTTAAATGGAGGGCTCGGATCCGTTAGTATACAGGCTGTTTCTGTTTTAAATGAATGGAGCAGGCAAGTCAAAGTTCTTCCAATATTCAATCTGTTATAATACAAATTTATTTCTTTCACTTATCCCTCCATAGATTTCTTTAATATCACATAAAACATATCGATACCATCATCGGCTATCCACCAATCCATCATCTGATAGTCTCCAAGATAAGCCACTGGTCTTTTAAATTTTACATCAGCACGAGGGGCTTTATAGGAATTCAATTCTCCAAAAATCTTCCCAAAAAATTTTTCAAGATATTGCTTATCCTCTTCGGAAATCTCTTTCAGATATCGATCGACCTTTTCTTGTATAACAAACTCTGCTCCCGCTAAATCAAACCTGATAAGCCATGTATGTGACATTCCGGCTTGAAGCTGTCCGATTATTTTGTCACCAAGGCCGACCAGGTCATATCCAGCCTTTTCTATCTTCCCCAGGAACACGGTATCTTGTATTGATCTGCTAAAGGCATCGACGAATCTTTTTTCAAACCCGCGGTTGCCGTAGGATATCTCAACGGTCTCATCAGTTTCGGAAATAAATTTATTCCATTCTTTTAGTATCTTTTTCACTGTTGGTAATCCTCTCAAGGAATTCTTCTGGTATATCCATAAATAGTTGACCACAAACTAATATATCATATGCAAAATATTCTGTTTTTTCTGGTAGTGCGTGGAAATCATACTCATATAATAACTTTGGTTTAGATGCTATAACACCCACGGATCCAGTTATATATTTAAATAAATCTTGTCCTTGTTCGTTAAATTTAAATAAATCTCCCTCCTTAAACACTCCTATGTTTCCTAAAAGCCTTCACAGCGATCGGCCAAAGATCCATTGCAATATCTAAACATGCTAGAGCCACCTCTTGTATCTCCCACTGGGCTCCTTCATGAGTACGCAAATCAATAAACTTGAGAAGGTTATTCAAATTACACGTTCCATAGTATTCCGTGTACAAGTTCTGTGGTAGAACCATCCTTGCCTGTTCGCGACAAACACCCTTCTTCATTAAATGCTTAAACAAGAACTGGCTTCTCTTTACGTGACTTCTGAGTTCTTCTGCACATCTTATTCCGAAATCGCTGTTGGACAAATCTGGATACAAAATTGGATTTATCTCATCTTGGTTAGAAGATTGCCTGTTGGACTTATGCTGAGTACGGAATGACATTGGGCAATAAAAAGTAAGATCTTTATCTGTATATCTTCTGGAAATTTCGTTGTAACTCCATGTCCTATGTCGCATGTGTTGAGAGCGCACAAAAAGAGGAACGACAAACTTAAAGGTAACCACGTTGTGCTCGAACGTGCTCGTGTGTCTGTGTTTAACAAGATAGTTAACAAGTTTCTTATCTCTGTCATCTAGTTCCTCCTTTTCGACTCCAAATGAAACACGAGCACTGTTCACGATTGTGAGATCAGTGCCCATGTGGTCAATATACTGGACTTTGCCTATATCATCAGAGTATAGGCTAATTGTTTTTTGATAATCCATTATTCCTCCGGGGGCTGATAAGATCTTTCCGCGGAAAATGCTCCGGGCTCTGCACCCATTTGATATTGTGGAGACGGATCAAAGAAAGGAATAAAAAACTTTTTTCCACCAATAGCACTAAAATAATCTTGACGCTGTTGCGCAATTTGTCCAGCAACAACAACTTCCCTGTCATCGACAGCATAATATTCTTGTGACCCAAATGGCGGATCTTCTGATCCATCAGGCTCTGTTTGATAATAAGTTATTCTAAAATAAGAAGAAGGCTGATCCTCGCGATAGCTGCGAATTAATTTTTCTCCGCCAATTACCGCTGCCTGACCAAACTTTTTTCCTAAGTCAATTAAGTCTTGTTTTTTCATATTCAAAACAAAATAACTCGTTTCTTCGCCGCCATATTTTCCAGCCAATTCAACATAATCCAGCTTGGCCATATCTAATTTCTTTTTTAAATCAGCCATGCGCTGAGAATTAGAAAATTCATCCGCCTCTTCGCCTCTCGGATTTTCTGCTGTCAAAATTCCAAAACGTTGAAGCTCTGTTCTTGGATTTGGATCTTGTAATCTTTTCAGTACTTCATCTAGCGACAAACTTATTTCTTTTTCATGCAACAAAACTGTCACTTCTCTATTTTCTAAAATGATCTTCTTGATCATCGCTTTCAATACTTCCTTATTCATCCTGTAACCTCCCATAAACATAATTCTCCAACACTAGGTAATTAGTTGCCCCCATTGCTTTTATCTCCTGGATCATTCTCCTTTCAACGACAATCCTGTTCCCAACATCTAACGGTATTTTGCAATCAGAAGCAATGCCGAGAATATCACATACGACATACGGAGATTCTGGTGCGGTATACTCATCTGGTAAAACAAATTTAACCTTCTCTTTTTCGTCATCTATCGGGAAAATAAGGAGATGTCTGTTGTGTGGCTCAAAATACATTTTTCCTCCATCGTAAATGTAACAGGTTCCTTTTAACATATTATAACACACCAAAAGGCGGTTGTCAAGCAATTATTAATGAGAATTTTTCTTCTGTTGGATTTCAAGTCTTAAAACCTGAAGTTCTTTAATCGCAACTAGGGCGGCTTTTCTGGCGCGAGGAGCGGAGGCTTTGTAACCATAGGTTCCTGCCTCAACTTTGTCGACGTCAGCCAATATAGACTTTAATTCCTTTATAATTAGTTCCATTCTTTCTCTCATAATTTTCTCCTAAAAAATTTCACAAGATCCACCGGCACATGCTAATTCGCCTGACAAATTTGTTTCATCTTGCTCTTCTATAATTAGATCCAAATCAATACTTTCCATAGAAGTTAATAGATTTTCATACTCTTCCCGAGTGCAGTCCTCAAAAGGAGGCTGAACATATGTGTGATCTGTATACGGTAAGACAGATAAGCCGTTATAGCATTTTCTATTCAACCACATCCACTCACCAACAGATTCCCATTCATCCGTTTTGATAGTAATAGTGGCTGAAACATTATGAGTATTATGGCCGCTTTGGTGGCCTCCCTTGATCCAAGTATCGCTAACCTTCTTCACCCTATTGAGTAAATCCAAAGCGCTTTCATGACGCGTTATGGAGCCCTCTGGAGCTTTTTGAGGTACGCCGATGATTGCTGTATCATGCGGCCTGAGTATATCATCTTCGACTAACTGTGGAATGTTGTTTATGAGATAATTATAAATTGCTTCATTTTTTCCTACACGGATTCTTCTGATATAATAATCATTATGCCATGCATGAATACCAGAAGAAGTGCCCAAACTTAAAGAAGTTGTTCCGGCCGGCTTAACGCAGGTCGACCGTGCGGCTCGTCTGATTCCAATTTGGTAAGCTACTCTTCTGTTTTCTCTTTTAACTATTAAAGATGCCGCTATCATGTCTAAATTCAAAACTCCGCCCGAGGCAATTCCTGTCATTGATACACCTATAAGCGCATCTTTCTCCGTATTACGCTTCCAAATAGGCCGAAGGTAATGGAAATCAGTATATGAAGCTTGAAGTGTGCCAATAAAAGTAGCAGCGCGCACCCTATTTTCAAACTCATCTTGGTCGCTGACATCGCTTACATTTACCTCCGTAAGATTACAAAATTGATAAGGCCTCAAGCCTATTTCACAGCAGGGATTGGTTCCCCAATCTTTGTCGTTTGAAAAATAAAATCCGGGCTCTCCTGAGTTCGATGCCTTGACGCGATCCCATATTCTCATAAAAGTAGACCGATCAATACGATGGCGCATAAGTACTACAGAGTTGTTTGCACGACCTCGTTGTGGATTGAGTTCCCACCAGTTTCCCGTCTTCGCCGCGAGCATTTCTTCATCGTCAGCAGAGAACAAAGAAATAAGAGCAGCCCTTCGAATACCTCCAGCCAAAACTGCATCCGCAATATGGCAGATGATATCATGAACTTCAATGGGAGCGAGTTGATCTCCATTTTCTTTTCCCTCCAGGACGCCCTCAATCTTTACTAGACACTCCTTAAGAGGCTGTGCTCCAGGGGCTTTGCCGCCAGAGGTAACTAGTCTTGCGCCCTTTGGGCGAATATCAGAAAAATCAAATCTTAATTTTGAAGTTCCCTTAAAGTAGGAAGCAACCAAAGCTTTAACAGCATCAGACCATCCTTCTATTGAATCTCCGATAAGAAATCTTCTACTCCTCGTCGAGGGCTTTCTAATTTCTAATAGTTTTTCAACATGATGTTTTTGAACGGAAAACCCCACGCCTGTGCCTCCGAGCAACAAAAACATTATTTCACTAAATACATGATAATTATCAACAGGAGCGTAAGCACAATTAAAAATACGATTTGGAGACACTTCAATTGGCTTACCTCCGAACTGCATTGATCTCATCGAAGGCAATACTTTTTTAGTATATACATATTTGTAAGCATTTTTTATCTCTCTTCCGAGCGAGGGGAACTTTTTAATGTGCATCTTCATGTTCCGAGTTACCAGTTCTTCCCAATTTTCTCGACGATTTTTATCATCAAGGTATCTTGCATATTTCATATGGATGGTTACATCCGATAAAATTTTTTTTTCTAAATCCATTCGCGTTCTCCTATTTGGCTGATATTTCTTGATATTTCTTTTTCAAGTAAGACAAAGCCTCCGCTGTTGATTGCATGGTATCAACATCTTCATTTCTGTCTAGAATTTTAATTGTGACATCCGACCAGTCTACAAATGTTTGGTATACCATACCATCTGGTCCGTTCCTATTTTTGGCAACAAAGATCCGACCTTTGTTGGCTTGCTTATCTTGTATTGTTCTAGATAAAGAAAAAATGAAATCTGCTACAAAGCATTTATTAAATGCCTCCGAGATTGCCTCCATTGTTATAACCTCTGCATTGAGACCACCTCGATTTGTTTGAGAGGCAGTCCAAACGGGAATCTCATGTATCTGAGCGATCGCTCTAAGGTTTTCATAAATTTCTTCTAGTTCATGGCGCTTCTCTCTGTCAGACCTAGTTGGTCTAAGCAAATCAGCGTAGTCAACATAAATTACATCTGGCTCTATTCCTCTTTTTTTCAATTTTTCAATGTGATTTTTGATTGTTTGTACAGAGGCAGATTTTGTGGGATATTCTTTGATGATCAGAGAGCCATCTATATCTTGAATTTTTTCTAAAATTTCTTCTTTTCTTTGTACATGTTCATTGAGAGAAATACCTGTTAAGCAGGCATCAAAGCGACTACCGACAACGGTATCCTTAAGCTCCAAGGTATAATACACAACAGTCTTTCCTAGCTTCAAGGCCTGGCAAGCAAGGTGAACCATTATCATAGATTTTCCTGCGCCTGTTGGAGCTATAACAACACCTAGCTCATTATTGCCCAGGCCGCCCTTGCAAATTTCATCCATGCGATCCCAACCAGTTGTAATGGGATTACGATTTATAATCTCAAATCTTGCTAAAGCATCTTTGTGATACTCATGGCCAAAGTTATTATCTGTGCCGAGTTTTAATGCACCCTGTATTACTTTTTCAATTTCATCAAACGATGAAGATTTAAGTAATTTGACGGATTTTATCATAGCCTGCTTTAAAACCTGCTTACGACAAAAATCAATAGCTTTGTCTTTAACCCATGCGGCTTCTTCAATACCATCGGACGCGTGTATTCTAGCGAAAAAATCTCGAACCTGTTTTGCGGTTGCTTTATCGTGATGATTAAGTTCTGTCCGCAATAGCGTCATCATTACTCCATGATTTGGATGAGCAGAGTATTTTTCTCTATATTTCATCAGTGTCTCTATAAATATTTGTAAATATTTTTTTTCAAAGAAATTTATATCCAAAACTTCTGATATTTGATCATAAAAAGGCCTATCCTCGAGCATGAGTTGGCACATATTTTCTTGGAATTTTTTTCCAAAACGAGAAAAAGTTTCGTAGTTATTGTTAATCATTTGTCCTCCGGTATGTTAATAAATATAACATGATTATTTGATTTGTCCAAAAGAACTCTTATCTTTTGATTTTTTTCATTATTATAGTCAATTCATCGAATTTGATATAGCCGACATCATCACTAAATAACATTTTTGTAAAATTTAATCTTGAAAAACTAGGTTCAAATTTCATTATCGCATTATCAATAAATATTCTATTGATGGGTCTAATGTTTGGTGAATATAACTGCATAATTCTGTAATTACTTTTTATTAGATCAACAGATCTGATAATGTTTTCATGTAGTTTAAGCCTTTTCCCTTGCATTGCACAACTCGTAACAATTTCTCTGCAGCTGGACTCTTCTTTCCGAACCATGAAAGGAAACCTTTTTGCAATTGTCTTAAGCCCAACGCCAGACACACCTTCAAGGTTGTCACTTTTGTCACCTGCAATTGCACGAGCAAGGGCAAAATTATTGGGATGAATTTTAAACTCGTCAAGAATAGTTTGCTTTGTAACAACCCTATCTTGGATGGGTCGATAGATAGATATCGAATCATCGCAGAGTTGAAAAAAATCTTTATCGGATGAAACAATAATTTTATCCCATCCTCCGTAATAAGGGTGCCGTGCTCCGTAAGCGATAACATCATCGGCTTCAACGAAGTCAATTGTGATTTGAATGATTGGTAGTTCATTTAGATACTCCATCAGCCTGATTAATTGATAGGCTTTGTTCTTTGCTTGTTCTTTGGGGTCTAATTGGATGAGTCTCCGATTAAACCTTATAGGGGCTCTGCCCTCTTTATACTCTTTGTTAAGGGAACGCTTTCGCTGTGAACCCTCATGGCCATCCCACACGACTATAACCTCTTGGGGTTGGAATTTTCGGCACACCTTCTGTAGGGATTTTAGAAACCCTATGCACCCTCCGATGGGATTTCCGTGTTTGTCGAGAGTGGGGTTAACAATGTAACTCCGAATGAACATATTAAGTCCATCAATAAACATAACTTTGCTCATCATTTCTCCACAATTTCGTATGTGTAAGATGCTTTGGGGTAATGATATTCTAGAACCTTTGTCTCATTCAGGGCTCTAAATTTTGTTTCTCGGTCTTCAATCAAATATCCATAAAATTGAATGTTTTCATGTTTGATTAAAATCTTCTTCATATTGTCCTCCGATTATAATTATAATATAACCCATCAAAGAACAATTGTCAAGTTTTTTAAATAAAAAAAACCCCCTCATCAAAAGACAAGGGGGTTCCAGGAGAAAAAATATGATAACAAAAGCAAAACTACTTTTCGTCATCTAGAGAGAAATTTTTTCCTTCAGAATCAAACTTTTTAATAATCTCTTCATCCATAATTTCAAACACAATTGATTTGAATTTTTTGTCTTTAAGTTTATCAAGCCAGCCTGACGCTCGGAACCTGTGCTCCTTACCTTTTGAATCAGTAAGGTAGTACCATCCACCACCTACCCGAAAACGAGCAGATTGTGATAGTCGTAACGCTTCAAGCCAAGACTCTTCGTCTTGAATTCCAACTCTGTCTCCCCAGAGTATCTTGAAACCACAAGTCCGTCCCTCGGTACCGAATCGAGACTTTTCAATCTTGACCTTGACCTCGGAACCAATCCGTAAACCAGTATCATCAGTAACGTATGCTGCCTTTGCCTTACGTTTTGTTAACCAAATTCGCATAGAACTGAAGTATCCAATCGCTTTTCCACCGGGGGCGATGAAAGGCGTTGTCATAGCTTCGGCAACGTTATTGGTGATATTGGTTTTCAACTGATTAACCAAAATGAGAGTACATTGTTGATTAGCCAAAGGGATTGTGAGCTTTGGAAAAGCCTTAGCAAAAATGCGAGGCTTAACCGCCATTGTTGATTGAGGGTTGAAATCAGACTCAATCTCTTTCTCTGATGAAGTAGCGGCAATGCTATCCCAGATGAAAAGAAACTGCGTTTCTGGGTATTCACCCATCGAATCTTCAATGGTTTCCAAAGTCTTTTCCACCGAAACTGCTTGGACATAGAGAAAATTTTCACTAGTATCCACTCCAGCATCAACAAGAAACTTTGGATCGATGGCACTTTCGGCGTCAAAGTAGACGACGAACATCCCCATCTTTTGAGCATTTGCAGCTATTTGCACAGCCATAAAAGATTTACCAGCAGTGCTCAACCCTGCTATTTCGGTAATCTTTCCAACGGGAATTCCACCATACTTTCCTCTAACTGTAATAGAGTCAAGCCAGCGAGATCCTGTTGGAATCCATTGTTTTACTTCGGTGGGATTGTCTTCCCGAAGATCATGTGCAACGTCCATGCCAACTTTTTTGTTGACGAACTTTTTCATTGCAGAGATATCTATTTTTCCTGGTTTGGTAGTCATTTTAATTACTTTGCCCAATGCAGCCTCCTTAAAAAAAAGCCGCCACTTTTTAACCAAGGGCGGACGGCGTACCCTTTACAACACAGGAGGACTACGACCTATTTATCATTCATAAATTCCTGAAAGGCCTTGTCAACGCCCGAACCTACTTGACTATACTTACTAGTCTCAGTTGAATTAGTTTCGGAGGACGCATCAGTAGAGAGAAAAGCATCAAGTAGGGCTTGAAGTTCTTCTGATGTTTTGCGTTCAAATAGACCAGCAATATCAGGAATAGATTCAAGCAGTTCTTCACAATCAGCTATAGCTTCATCACAAAGGACACTCGGGCGTCGACGAGGTTTCAAGACGGTCTTAGGAAAAGATCCTGGAGTCCCTGGGATATCATAATTGAGCACAATATCAGTACCGGCTTCAGTATCAGTGATATCGCCATAGTCAGGGTCGAGGACGTAACCCAGAAGGGTCTCGTATGCGATCTTTCCATAAGACCAAACTTTAACTCCCTCGGATTCTTTGCCACGAACAATAATGGGAGAATAGTAGCGCTTACGAACAAAAAGCTTTTTTGCTTCTGTTTTGAGTGTTACATCGTCATTCTCTACACCTTCACGCCACAATTTTGACGCAAATTCACAGATTGGACAATCTTCTCCATGATTCTTCTTTGGACATAGAAGTCCGGGGTTTTTGCCTACATTATAGTGGAAATGAAACTCCTTGAAGGGATCTCCATCTTCTGTAGGAAGAATACGAACGGTTTGATCGCCTTGTGCAGGGCGCCATTTCGTACTGTTAGATGCACGTTTGCCAGTTTTAGATGCATTCAATTTGGCTCGCATCGTTTCAATATTAATAGCCATAGTGGTTCTCCTAGTTTTGCTATTTTAAGGTCAGCAGGGTTTCAACCTTACTGCCAAGTGTTCATTATGTATATAATATAACATAGTTTTGCTTCCTTGTCAAGAAAAAAATGAACATTTTTTTAAGGAGAAAAATGAACAAAAACCCAAGGGACTACCCTCGAATAGTGACGCTTCGATGTGATACTCTAACAGAACCAATGACCGAATTGTGATTAAAGGTACGATAGGCTCCTTTATCAATATCGTAAACTGTTTCAAAACCCGGACGAAGATTTCTAGACCGAGTAGAAACGTTAGTAAACGATGCAGGAAGGTCAGTTACTTTAATAAAAGACATCGTGCGTTTTTCACCTTTTTGTGTGGTGAATGTACCAGTGTGAACTGGGAATTGTTGTGTAATGCTCATAGATTCTCCTTTTTGTTGAACATATATATAATGTAACCTGTTGTGGTTAGGTTGTCAAATATTATTTTCTTCTTTTTTTTCAATTTCTTGAATGTAATGCGTATAATGCTTAGTATAATAATAATTTGTGTCCTCAGTTGTGGACCAAATTGCGAATGAGGTTTCTCTCTCTAACTTTTTGTTCTTTCCGACCATTACTTTAATGGTTGGAAGAAGATCAATGTCGTTAGCTAAATCATCTTCATTTATATTTATAATATAACTCGTTTCGGTTATGTTGTCAAGCAAAAAGAGCAACTTTTCTTCTTTTTTCTCTACCTCGCCATGGCCAAGAGTTGCTATCCTACTAACTTCTTTAGGGGCATGCACAGAGCTAAACTCCGGGTTTACATTCTTGCAATAATTGAGCGTATGCATGACAGAATAGACATAATGATTAACTTTCTCATAATATTTATAAACTGTACCATGACCTGCTATGTCCAATAGCAATTTATTATCTAATATTATTAGTTCTTCAATCATACCAGACCGAGCATATTCTTGAAGAACATT